TTCACCCCTCCTTCCTTTCCGCTTTTCTAAAATCAGTTTCTGTCATTACCCACTGAACATCTTTAAGACTTGGGCGAAATACGACAACGCAACAACCGAATGGCGCATTTGATGTTGAGCCGCCAAACTTTAAGCGACCACGAATAAAATGAATTTCCCTACCTAAGCAGTAATCTTGGAACCATCGGGCATCCGTTCTAACTGGAACTAGTGCAACTACCGTATGCCCCTTACTGAGCAAAGTCGCAAAGGACATAGAAGTCTGGCAATTCATCGCAAAAAGCAAATTAACAGTGCCTTAGAACAAATTGAAAAGCTCTATTCAAGAGCAGAAAGCGATTATCAGAAAGATCGTAATCCTTACTACGACGGCATGTTGTCAGCTCTAGATTTGGCTGAGCAGGCAATTAGAGGTGAGTTGGAAGAGCAAGCGCTCAAGGGGGAAGGGCAGTGAATTTTGATAATGAAATGATTAAAGGTATTTCTCAAAGTGAGTTTGAAAAAACCTTTGCAAAACAGATGATGAAAGATCGAGTTTCTGACCAAATGCAAAAGGACATGGAAGCTCTGCAAAAACTTAATAGCGGCAATTATGTGATTGTGCCAAAAGAACCAACTCAAAGAATGCTAAACGCTGGTCATGTTGCAATGAATCCAGTCAAAGGTTCGGATGTTCACTCAGGAACAAATCAGAAGCGTCGTGAATGCTACAAGGCAATGATAAGAGCTTATCAGGAGTATGGTGACCAATGACCACATTCAAAGAGGCTCAACTAATCACCCAACAAACCCCAACATAATAAACACAACACTAGCCCTATTCACAACGAATGGGGCTTTTTCATGGCTGCTAAACGAGAAATTAAAACACCGGGTGTGACTGCTGAACCTATTCAAGAAGAAACAGTAGAGCCAACACTTCTAAAGACTACTGCTGAGCAGGCAGAAGAATCATTAGACGCAATCAATAGTGGTGAATCTGAGGGCGAAAAAGAGCCATCTCAAGAAGAACTATTGCGCCAAGAACTAGCAGAAATGCGTGCTCAAATGGCAGAGCTAAAGAAGTCTACGCAACCAGAAATGAAAAACGCAAGTGGCGAAGTACAGCCTAAAAAACGCATTCCTGTTTTGACTGAAAAGGGCTGGTCAACTAAGGAGGCGGACTAATGTGCGGAGGCGGATTAGGAAAAGTTCTTTCATCTGTGACTGACATGTTTGGCCTCACAGACACTAAGGGTGCTTCAAAAGGTTTTGATGCAGAAGCCGCAGATGCAGCCGCTAAAAACCAAGCTCAATTAGATGCAAATGCAGCAACGGCAGAGCGTCGTAAACGTAATGCTTCAACTGTTTTAGCGTCTGCTACAGACAACCAAAAGAAAACAACTTTAGGCGGCTGATATGAGTGAGCTAGTAGCAAGGTTATGCAAACGCTTAAGCGAGCTTAAAGCAGCGCGAAACCGCTTAGAACCGCATTGGTCTGAGTGTTATCGCTATGCAGCCCCTGAGCGTCAGCAATCGTTTATAGGTGATGATGTAACAGATACACGTAAGACACAACGAGCTGAGCTATTAGATTCAACACTATCAGAAGCAACGCAATTACTTGTATCGAGCATCATTTCAGGAACCACACCAGCTAATGCGCTGTGGTTTAAAGCTGTGCCGAATGGCGTTGATGACCCAGCTGAACTCACAGAAGGTGAGAAGTGGCTTGATGAGGTGTGTCAATTCATTTGGCGCAACATTCACGGGGCTAACTACGATAGCGAAATCTTTGATTTAGTGCTCGACTGTGTGGTTGCTGGTTGGGGCGTAATGTATGCCGATGTAGATCGTCATGCAGGTGGCGGCTATGTATTCCAGACATGGGATATTGGGCAATGCTATCTAGCTTCAACACGTCAAGATCAGAAAGTTGACACGCTCTATCGTGAATATGAAATGACGATGGCTGCGCTAGTCAATGAGTATGGCGAAAACAAGGTCAGTGAGAAGGTCCGCAACACTTACAAGTCAAAGCCAGATTGCAAGGTTAAGGTCTTGTGGGTAGTTGAGCCGCGTAAAACTGGCTACATCAAAGGTGATCGTCAATTGATGCCGAAGGAAATGCCTTTTGCGTCATATCACGTTGAAGTTGATGAAAAAATTGTTCTTCGTGAAACAGGCTACAACGAATTTCCTTTTGTAATCCCACGCTTTAGAAAGATTCCAAATTCAGTTTATGGAACTGGACAAGTCTCTATTGCTTTGCCAGACGCTAAAACAGCTAACAAGTTAATGCGTGACACGTTGCGTAGTGCCGAAATCTCAACTCTTGGAATGTATGCAGGTGTAGATGATGGCACGTTTAACCCCCGTACAGTGCGCTTAGGTGGCGGGAAAATCATTGTCGTTAATGATGTGAACTCATTGAAACGCATTGATGATGGCAAAGGTTATCAAGTAGGTGTTGATTTGTTAGCTCATCTTCAAGGTGCAATCCGTAAAAAGATGATGGCAGATCAGTTGCAGCCTGCTGATGGGCCAGCAATGACAGCAACCGAAGTGCATGTACGTGTTGACTTAATTCGTCAGCAGTTGGGGCCGCTTTATGGCCGTTGGCAAGCAGAATTATTAACACCTTTGTTAGAGCGCACTTTTGGTCTTGCTTATCGTGCAGGTGCGGTTGAAGCGGCACCAAAAGAAATGCAGGGCCGCAACCTGTCATTCAAGTTTATTTCTGCTTTGGCTCGTTCACAGCAACTTGAAGAAGTCACAGCCATTGAGCGCTTCTTAGCTGGAATGTCGAACGTAGCTCAAATAGATCCATCAATCCTAGACAACGTAGACATGGATGCCGTAGCGCAAGTTTCAGGCATGGGCTTAGGTGTGCCTACAGCAATTCTACGTACTCAAGATCAGATCGATGCAATCCGTAAGCAGCGTCAGGAAGCACAGCAACAAGCTGCACAACAAGAACAAGAACAGGCTCTAGCACAACCACTCGCCAATGCAGTTGGTAAGGGTCTTGAATCTGAATTAACAAGTGAGACACGACAATGATTAATGCCCTTTTTGTAGTTGCAGTTCTTGCCTTTATCGTGGCTGCTGCATTCGCCCTTGCTTACAAAGTTCGTAGTGAGGAATGGCAGGAAAAGTATTGGGCTGAGAACCGCTTGCACTTAGATACCACCATTCAATTATCTAAGTCACAAGAGGAATTAGATAAAGCCAATTCACGCATTCAGCAGCTTGAAGAAAGCCTCCGCAACAAGGAACAGAAGCCCGAAGAAGTTGGAACTTTTGTTCAACACAGAGCATTACGCCCAGCAACGCCAGAGACATATCGGGTCGTGTTTGATCTGGATCTGAACGGGCAACGCATTCTTGAGCATCTGACTCAAAAGTATTGCCGCAATGCTTTCTCAAATACAGACCGTGAAACCAATTACAAGCTTGGTCAACAAAGCGTTGTGGCTGGAATCATCAATGAAATCAACAAAGCAAATGACCCAAATTACAGTGAGGTAGAGAACGATGCTTAATGAACAACAAGAGACAAACACAGAAAACGTTCAAGCAACTGAACAAACTCAAACAACACCTGTGGATACAGCAACGCCACCAGTTGAGAGCCAAACTCAAGAGCAGAAACAGCCAGAAGCTGAGACAGAAACCAAGCCAGATATTCCTGAGTCTGCGGATGCTTACAAAGTGGAGTTGGAAGGCTTTGATTTCGATGCATTCAAATCTAATGAAGATAACAAAGCTTTTTTAGAAAGTGCTCATCAAGCTGGCGTAACCAATGAACAAATGGCTGTGGTGATGAAGGCTTACGAGCAGCATACAGCCGTGCAAGTAGAAGCGCTTCAACAGGATTGGGGTAACGATTACGAAGCTAACTTGCGTTTCGCAAATCAAGCAATTCAAGCGGCTGGGCTACAAGTTGCAGACGTAGACTCCCCAACATTCGGTATTCGTCTAGCTGCCTACTTTGGCAAGGCATTACAAGAAGATATGCCGCCTCAAAACACCCAACAAAGCGGTGCCGAGAACATTCAAGAATTGATGGCATCAGAGGCGTACATGAATGAAAGTCATCCTGACCATAAGCGTGTTACTGCCCAAGTTCAAAGTTATTACCAAAAGACATATGGCTAGGGGGCTAACCAATGGCGAATGAAAATAAAATCACGGCAGCGTTTGTAATTCAGTATCACGATACTTATGAAATTGCAGCAATGCAAAATGAGTCTCGATTGCTGAAGACTGCTGTAAACCGTGGAAAAATTCAGGGTGAATCATTCACTATCAATGATATGGGACAGGTTGAAATGTCTCCATCTGGTAACCGTTTCGGTGATACCACTTGGACCATTCCAGATGCAGGTGTACGTACTGCATTAATGGCAGATTATGACTTGTTCATCCCAATTGAAAGCCGTGATTTACCAAAACTTAAAGCTGTACCAACAGATAAATACATGAAGAACTTGATTAATGCGCGTAACCGCAAAATCGATGACATCATTTATCAAGCTCTTGTTGGTGGCGTAACACGTACAACCGTAAATGATGCTGGTGTTAAATCTACTGGTACTGTGAATTTGCCAGCAGGTCAGATCATTCTTTCAGGTTTCGGCACTTTGAAGCAGCAAATCATCAAAGCGAAATCAATTTTCCGTGCAAACGAATGTGATGAACATAACGGTGAAACACTAAACATCATTTACACCGCTTCAATGCTTGAAGACATCTTAGGCGACAATACTCTAACTTCTGCTGATTTTATGGCAGTGAAGATGCTTCAAGAAGGTGCTGTGTCTGGTAAGTGGTTAGGTGTGAACTGGATCCCTTACGAAAAACTTAACAATGGCGCTGGTGGTGCTACCGAAAAACGTACGGTGATGTATACAAGCTCAGCCGTTCATTTTGGTGATGCTGATATTACTGGCTTCGACATTTCAAAACGTCCAGACAAAAAGAACATTTCACAAGTAGGTGGTGTTCATTCATTTGCGGCTGGCCGTGCAAACGAGCAAAAAGTAGTTGCTATTGATTACTTAGTGTAAGTGCTTTCACCCCACTGTTAGGGCAGGCGGTGGGGTGCTTTTTATACTCAACAAAACACCTTTAAACCCCGAAGAAACTATCCAAAAAGCTTCGGGGTTTTCTTATGTCTGTATCTAAAGTCACCATTTGCAATAACGCATTGAGCATGATAGGTGGGCAGCAAATAGCTAGTTTTGAGGAAGATTCAAAGCTTGCTCAAACGTGCCGTAATATTTATGACACTACACGGTTATCCATATTGCGCTCTCATCCTTGGTCATGCGCCAAAAAACGGCAAATCTTATCTCCAGTCTCTACATATCCAAGCTTTGGCTATGCTCATGCATTTCCACTACCTAGTGATTACGTTCTGATTATTTCGGCTAACACTGAACATTATGAAGTCGAGAACCGTCATATCTTGGCAAATGCTGAGGTAATTCATCTTGAATATGTTTTTGACAACGACAACGAGCAAACTTGGGATGCAATGTTAGTTGAAGCCATGACGTACAAAATGGCGTCTAAACTTTGTAAGCCAGTAACGGGGAGTGACGCGGCTGGGCAATCAGCAGAAGCACAATTCCAGTTTTTGATTAAGCAAGCACGTACCGTGAATGGTCAAGAGCGCCCAAGCCAAGACGTTCAATACGCAGAATCAAGTTACTATTGGGAGCGCTTCTAATGAGACAGTGGATCCTAAAAAACAACCTGAGTTCTGGTGAGTTAAGCCCGTTACTTTGGACGCGAACAGACATTCAGCAATATGCAAACGGTGCCAAAAAATTGCTTAATGCATTGCCTTTGGTTGAAGGTGGAGCAAAGAAAAGACCAGGAACAAAGTTCCGTTCTATTTTTGCAGGTGCATTGCGTTTAATTCCGTTTATTGCAAACTCAGAAAACACCTATTTGCTTATCCTTGGTGTGTCTTTCCTTAAGGTTTACAACCCAAGAACTTATGCAGTTGTTTATGAAGCTGTGACACCTTATAACACGGCCCAAAAAGTGCGTGAAGTACAGTATGCACACACTAAATACCGCATGTATTTTGTTCAAGGTGATACACCTGTACAGCGCTTGCTGTGTTCTGCTGACTTTACTAACTGGCAATTTGCGGCTTTTACCTTTGGTGTGAACCCTAATGATGAGTTAGGCAGCACTCCAAACGTAGCTTTATCTCCATCCGGTACAGAAGTAGGGAAAGTTATTTCCTTAACTGCTTCATCATTCCCAAACTGGTCTAATACTGAGACTTACTTGACTGGTGATCGGGTTATTCACAATAGTAAGACTTGGCGAGCAACCGCAGACAATAAGGGAGTAGAGCCTTCTGCGACTACACCAGAATGGGAAGAAGTAACTAACGAAGCTGCAAACGTTTTTACACCTTCAAATGTAGGTTCAATTATTGAAATTAATGGTGGGCAAGTAAAAATAACTCAATATGTAGACCCTTCTCGTGTAAATGGTGAAGTTTTAGTAAAACTAACTTCTGCTGTTCAAGCTATTGCAAAGTCTTGGGTTTTAAAAAGTATCGCATTTAGTGCTACAGCGGGTTACCCAAAGGCAGTGTGCTTCTTTAAACAGCGCTTAGTATTTGCTAATACGAAAACAAGCCCTAACCAGATGTGGTTTAGCCGGATTGGTGATGACGGCAATTTCTTAGAGACAACTCAAGATGCGGATGCATTTAGCATTGCTTCAAGCTCAGCCCAATCTGACAATATTTTGCACCTGTCACGGCTTATTATTAGTTTTTTGCAAACTTAGCTTTTCAACAATTTATATCCGAAGAAATGAACTGATTGCTTTCATCCTGGGAACGTTTTTTATTCCTATTGGGATGGTTACAATGGCAACAAATGATCTTAGTCTGGCAATGGCAGATCTAAAACCCTTTTTCTTTTTTGCATTGTTTTTTCTCATTCTAGGACAAAATGAAAATAACTCTCAAATTTTATTAGAGAAGTTTTGCAAATACCTGCTAGTTATTCCTTTCATAATGGGTGTAATACAAATAATAATATTATTATTAATTAATTATGGTGTTCTACCTTTTCCAGCCTTTTATGCTTATGCCGAAACCACATCAAGTGAAATCATGTTCCGTGGGGAAGATGGGTATTTCTTCTATAAGGGATTCTTTTTTCTTGGGCTCGGATTTGTTTATGCTTACATTCGTGGTAAAAAAATATTAGCAGCATTTTTAATACTATGTATTTTCTTATCTCAAACGCGAGGCTTATTGTTAGCATCAATATTTACAGTGTGTTTGCATTTGATGCTTACAGCACGTAAGCAAACGGCATTTTTGTTATTTATTTTGTCACCAGTTGCAATTTTCATTATTTATATGCTGATAATGAAGATTTTATTTTTGCGGGAAGATGCTGGTGACTCAAATTCAGTCCGTTTCAAAGATGGAGCTTACATTCTTGCAGAAAATACATTCCTGCAGAATATTGTTGGAAATGGGTGGGGATCTGAAATTAATGGACGAGCAAGATTAGAAAATATATTCATGGAAATATTTTTTAAAACTGGATTCCCAGGATTGCTTAGCTCATTAGTGCTTACTGTATATGTATTTATTAGCAGTAAAACAAAATACAATCCTTTCGTTTATCTAATGTTCTTCTCATTTATAGTTTCCCAAACAAACCCTTTTATCTTTACACCTATGGGTATTATTTTAACAGGTGTTTGTATCCTTAGTTGTCGTTATTACTACAATAGGGATGGGACATTACAAACCACCACAACTTAATATTCGAATTTTATATTCAAATACACACCAAACTACTACAAGCCTTAGCTTTAAATAAGTTAGGGCTTTTTTATTGCCTAAACGAAAGGGGGAAGGCATGACTGAAAATGAATCATACGGGTTGAGATTTGAAAAGAAAATCGACTCCATTCAGAGTGATATCCGCATGTTGTCAGATCATGTTACTCGACTGACTTTCATTAATGAAGCGCACAAAGAGACTAGCGAACAGAACAAAAAGGACATCGATACATTAGATATCAAAGTTGCGAATTTGGAAAATCGTACAGCTTCGCAAGATGGCGGTCTTTCTGTATTGCGTGTATTGCTGGGAATATTTGCAGGCATCGTATTTTCATTGTGTGCGTGGGTTGGATCTTCAATTATTCAATTAAGCCAAGATCAATCTTTAATTAAAGAAAAAGTATCACGGTTAGAGGAAGCAGGACGATGAACAGTGAAAATACAAGAGCTTATCTAGCTTTCGCATTAGTGGGACTGATGTTTGTTTTAGTGATTGCTTTATTTTTTGTGGATATGCCGCGAGAAAACAGCAATCTGATTAATACGGCATTGGGCTTCATTGCTGGGGCTATGACAACTGCATGTGGCTTTTATTTTGGTAGCTCTGAATTAGAGAAAAAGAAAGGTGAATCCAATGACAATTAAACCATTCTTCGACGCTGCCCGTGTCATTGCAGGTGGTAAACTCACTCAAGCACAAGTAGACGATCTAAATAAAGTGGTCGAAAAACTTGCACCAGGTGGGAAAACAACAAGTGATGTTGGTGTTGACCTTATTTCTAGTTTTGAAGGCACGCGATTCAATGCTTATGACGATGGTGTAGGGGTTTGGACTATTGGCACAGGAACTACAGTTTACCCAAATGGCGTGAAGGTTAAGAAGGGCGATGCTTGTACAGCAGAACAAGCTAAAGCCTACTTCAAACACGACTTGGCCAAATTTGAAAAGACTGTAAATGAATCTGTGATAGTGCCTTTAAGTCAAAACCAGTTTGATGCTTTGGTTTCACTGACTTACAACATTGGTTCAGGTGCTTTTAAGGGCTCAACATTGCTCAAGTTGCTTAATAAAGGCGACTACCAAGGCGCTGCCGATCAATTCCTAGTTTGGAACAAAGCAGGTGGCAAGGTTATGAAGGGCCTAGTTCGTCGCCGAGAAGCAGAACGAGCACTCTTTTTAAAGAAGTAACTTATATGTGCAAACGTACCAAAGTTGCATCGATCATCACATTGCTGTGCTTAATCTTCTCAGGTTGCACAGCTCACACAATTAATAGTAACGTTAATGTCTCGATTTGTGTGAGAGCGCTTTAATGTCTAGTCAGCTAATTAAGATTCATGATTTCGCCAATACTCGAACAGAGTCTCTTTTAGCAGATCTAGACAAAAGCGGAGAGGTCACTAAAATTTATGACTTTAATGGCAATGAATTAAAAATTAATTTCTTGCGTGAAGAAGTCTATTATAAAAAAATTTGGTGGAAATTTCAGAAGAAGCAAGGCAGCTAA